GGCGGTACGATTTCATCGGGTTGATGATCTGATCCAGCGTTGAGGTGAACGTCAACGAGCTACTTACGATCGTTGGGTACGACAACGGTGGTGCCACCGGAGCATTGAGGACGCTGTTGTACCTGACCCTCGTGTTGTTGACGGGGGACGTGTTGCCCACTGAAGCGTTGAGGACGCTCAGGTCCTTGATGAAGTCAGTCGACAGTGAGCCCAACATCACGTTGTCGGTGAAGCTACCGCTCAACTCGTGGCGATACGCAGGTTCGAACTGATCGAGCACTGGATCGGCACCGATGATCTCGTGCACAGCGTCAGAACCCAAGGGCTGGTTCAACGTGTCATGGAACTCAACACCTTCACGGATCTGGCTGCCGTACAACGTCACGTTGATGGTGCCCGCCATCAGCTGAACGTCATGACCCGCAGATGGGTTCTGAACTGAGCTTGAGAACGCTGTGTTGTACGTTGCAGCATCAGATGAATCGTGCGGTTGGTACAGCACGGGACGCATCTTGGAGACGCTAAGAACGAGCTTGTCACCCGGCATCACCAAGTAGGGTGCTGGGAAATGACTGATCAACGGGATCGCAGCGGAGGCGTTCGCAGATTGAATCGCGAAATCGCCGACCTGCGCCAATGCTGCAGCTTGTTGTGCGGTCAAAGACGTTTCGTAGAACGGGTTGGGTGCGACCTGACCGGTGGGATCGAGCAGTCCTTGCTTCGTGATGTACTCGTTGCCAAGCACGCATCGACCTGATTGTTGGAACCCTGTTCCACCGCGACCGAAGGGTGAGACGTACGCAACGTCGACCGATTGGTACGTTCCTGGTGACAACGTCACTGGGTTCGGGTTCGTCAACAGTGACTTGATCGCAGCAGTTCCTCCTGATGCAGGCGTGATCTTCCGAAGGTACTTCACGACGGTGCCCACGGAGCTCAACGCTTGCGATGACACGGTCACAGAACCCGTGAAGTAGTTCGAAACGTTCGGTTGCACGACAGCACCAGGCGGGTTCGCGTACGCTAGGAACCCAACCGGCCGAACTTGGTACGTTGAATCGAGCGGTGGGAAGTTCGACAGTTGCACCGTCTTCACGTTATCGTACGTGTGCGTGATGGTCCCGGTCATGATCAGATCGCGGCGTGAAGGACCAGGCGTGTTCTCTGCAAGCTGCACCTGCCTGTACAACGCGACCGTCAAGGCTGGACCTGCGAAGTCGAACGATGTCAACGTAGGATCGACACCCCCATGGATCGCGCTGTTACCCGGAATGAAGCACTGCGTCAGGTCGTTGAACCAGCCCGGCCCCGCTGCGAGCGGAATTTCAAAGATTGCTTTTTCGACCAGGAACGGTGCAGTGATCGGGATGGTGAACGTTTCATCAGGCGTGGGTCTGTACTCTTCGTTGTTGCGAACGCTCTTTACGTACAAGTGATCGATCGCGTTGTTCAACGTTGCAGGAGAGTACTGAGCACCGATCTGCACGTTCGTTTGAATGTTGGGACCGTTGCCGTACCTGTTCGTCGACCCCGAGGACACTTGGTTCCCGATGGGTCCGAACCCCCTTGCATCCTCTGCAATGCGATTCTCGATCCCATCAGCGACAGCGTCAGCCCAATCGCAACTAGCAACATCCGGGGGCGTACCATCATCACCAACGATGTACGAGGAGTTGGATGGCACCTCCCATGAATGAGAATCGCTGTTGTAGTAGTAGATGCTCGAGGTGATGTCTGGCATCGTAACGTTGAGATCGACAGGAAGCGAGAACCTGACTTGCGTCTTTGACTTCAAGCTCTGGTCGAAGCCGCTGCTCACGTACGCGACGTCAGTGCCTTCGGTGAAGAAAGTTGAACCCAACGTTGCCTGGTCTTGCTCATGCCTGAATGATTCGTTGAACGCCTCCATGCGCTCGATCGGTCCATCGTTCATGAACTGTTCGATGGCGTTCTTGTTGATGCTAGACGTCACCAAGAAATCGTGCGTGAATAGATCTTGACGTTCGCGCACGCCCGGAGATGATCCGCCAGCGAACCTGGGAAGCGTTGACGGGTAATTGACGGGTGTAGCGTTGGGACCGAACGTCAGTGATCTACGATCGTCGAACGTCGATGCACCGACCCCCGTGCGACCATCACCAGTACGAGCAGTGAGAGGAAAGCCGATCCTTGAATCGTTCTTGCGGATCAAGTTCCGTGGTAACACCTTACGACGATTCACGGGAGGTGAGAACGTGAAGATGCCACCCGTTGTCGTTCCTCCCGGCCAGTTGTTGAAAGGCGTCAGGTTGATGGCGTAGTGCGCAGTCGCAGGGTAATCGTTCGATGTGGCCGTCGCGACGTCTGTGAAGCTAGCGTCGTACGTAGCACCACCGTAGACGTACTCCTTGGGAGCGACGTAGCCCAAGCTGGTGGAGAAATCGCGGAAGCGAGATGAGTTGGTGGGCGTGAAGATCCCCACCGAGGCGCTCTCCGTTCCTTCACCGGTGTTCAAGGCGGACTTGGGAGCGTACCTGAACTCTATCGTGCCGTTCTCGTACAGGGCGACTTCGAACTTGATGATCGATCGTGGGTCAACCATGTTGCTGTGCACGTTCCAACGAACGATCAACCTGCGACCCATCGATGAGTGAACGTCATTGATGTACTTCACTCCCGGTGAAAGGGCGTTAATACCCCTCGGCGCGGGTTCTAAGCCCATCTTGATGCGTTGCAACTTTGAATCATCGAAGGACACTTCGTTCAGATCGTTCAGTTGGTCTGCTTCGCTGACAGCGTTGATCAGATCGTCGAACCACGGCGCCAGCAGCACCGCATTGGACGCAGGGTCGCCTGATCCGATCTTGATCTTTGCATTCTCACTGACGCTACCGAACATCACCTCGTTGAACGTGAACGTTCCCGTCGCCGGGTCGACGAGGGCCATCCAACCGTTGACGTTCGCCACGAAGCTCTTGTACGTTGTGTTGTTGAACTGAAAATCGAACCCGATCGGGTAGACGTACGACGATCCATCATCGCAGACGGGTTGACCGATGTTGAACCCTGTACCATCGACCGGACCTGACAACGGCGTCATGTCAGCGTCTTTGATCCTGGCGAGTCCCACTGACGAGTCAACGGTGTGCGTCAGCACGTAGTTCGCGAACACACGGCTCGGAGGCGTCCTGGTTGAAACATTGGTAGCTGACATGTCAGTACGTCATCCCTCCGAACGCGTTAGAGTCTGTTCCGACGCCGGTGTTGTTATCATAGTACCACCCGCACGCAGCAGAGACTTCATCGTAGCGAACGTAATTATCAGTCGAACCAGACATCAACCCAAGCGCTTTCAAGATGTTGTTCGTATCGTACGATGACGGAGGTACGTTCCGTGAGTACTTCGAATCGTTGAACGCAAGGATGACCACACTCTTGACGTACGACCTGCCGGTTGCTAACGTGATCGTATCGTTGAACGTTGCAGGTTTCGTTGACGTGTTGAACGTATCTACTGTGAGCACCCGCTCTGAGGTTACGTGCGTTCCGTCAGTGGCACCTGTGACAGAGCCCCTGACGACGTGAGGGTTCACGGGAACGTTAGAGCTGTAGAACGAAGGTTGCAACCTGATCGCTAAGGGCTCTATCACGGTGCTCAACGTGGTGCTGGCGATGTCCGGATCGAGGCGGTACTTGACCTTCGTGCCGTCGTTAGCCCTGATCGTCGACGTCTTGTACAGGAACGTTCGAACTGTCGAGCGCGAGTTCTCTGAAACGTTCTGTAACGGGTACTGCAGCACTGGGAACTGCACGTTCGTGTTGAAGCCGACAGCCTCCGATGAGAACGTGTTGAAGCTGGTCGACACGCCGTCAGAGAACGGGCTGGTGACGATGCCGTTCGATCCATCGAACGACAGTTGCGCGCAATGATGCGCTGCTTCGCCTGACCAAATCTTGATGAGCCCGGCGTCGTACTGAGCCTGCGTTGAGATCTCGACCCCTTGCAGGTACGGGTACGAACTTGAGAGGTTAGAGAGACTGCCTGATGATAGATCTAGCGTCATTTGCCCTTGCTCTTGCTTTCGCTGAAGGAACGTCCGTCCCGTGTGAAAGCTGGTTGGAAGAGAGGTTTGAACGACTCAACGTGTTGGTTCAATCGGGTCCTTGAAGATGGAACGTACGTACGAGGAACCCACACGGTCGGCACAGGAGGCGAGTACACGAACCACTTCGTGTAGAGGTACGATTGCAATGCAGCAGCCAACGCAGGAGAGCTCGTGTTGTAGATCAACATCTCACCGATCACACCTTTGAAATCAGAGTTGGTCGTCTGCTCATTTCCACCTATCTGAGGATGATTGGTCAAGTCGTTGTATAGCGTACCTACGACGGCGTTTGAAACTGCTGCACCATCATCTAGGATGTTGTACAACGTGTGATTCTGCAACCAACCCACTGTAAGATGAGGTTGGTTGTAGCTTCCTGGCGCGCCTATCGTTCTTGCGTAGTTAGCGCCGGTGTCATTGCAGTATGCATACGTCATCGAAATGATTTCTGACGTGTCAGCAGGATTACGGGAGACCACCAACCCATCACCGATCTGATATGCATGTATGCTGTAGAGCGAAGGTGATTCATCGTAGTTCGAATGATCAGCTCCGTCGTATCGCCAAACTGACGCCATGGTCCATGCGTTCAACGTGTACAATGATGCTTCAGTGACCGTCGGACAGTAAAATGAGATGACGTCGGTGTCGTTCGTCCATTGCAGCGCAGGGATGTTGTTGATTCCCAACGTTGTGCTGGTGATCCAAGAAGGAACTGCACCCCCAGGACCAAGAAACAATTGAAATACGTTGTGACCCGGTCCCTGATCTGTCCACGTTGCTCCACCGGTCCCGAGCCCAGCGACGCCTTGATCTCCGCGCATCCACAACGTGTATCCTGCCGGCGGTGAGAGGGTCATCTATGGGATCTTTCTAACGTGCGATCAGTGCTTTGAAACAACGCCATTGATCTGTTGAAGCAGGATCGCGCTGTTGAGGTTTGTCCTGTTGGAATCGCCTAGGTAACTATTGTACGTTACGTACTCTTGCTTCGCACGCTCGAGCATGTGAGATTCGATCGTGTAATTGACGCCATCGAACAACGTCTTCCTAGGAAGCAATTGCTGGATGAACGTTCCCAACGAAGTATCGAACCACCTGAAGAACTCAAAGAACGCTTGGAAGTTGAGCTTCGCCTTGATGCGATTGAAGTAGATGTCTCGTAGTCGTGAGATGTCCGGGTAATCGGGTGAGAACACCAGCTCAGGTGCCCCCAATGCGTTGTCGATGGCATCGAACGTTGCGAACATGGTGACGATGTCGCGGTTCAACGCCTCGATCAACGAGAACTCCACGGTGAACCTAACGTCATCTGTGGGCGTTTCGCTGGGTGGGATCTCGTACACCGGCGCTAGGGATGCCCAAGAGGTCTGTTCAACAAGATCGTAATCGAGGTACGATCGTACTCGCACCTTGTCATCGCAGGTTGCTTCGTCGAAGTACGGGCTCAAGCTGCTGAGCTCGAACACTTCACCGACGACGATGTCCTGGTTCGTTGGGAACGTGCTGCCCGTGAGGTGGAACCCGTTCTCACTGAAGTCTGGGAACACGATGCTACCGACCGGGCCAAGCGGGTTGACAGGATCACCGGTGACATGCGCGGACGTTGCCGTGGTGATTGCTTGACGCATGTCTTGCATCACCAACGAGTTCAATCGTAACCGTTCCCATGAACCCGTGGGGGTCGTTGCGTAGTTCCAGTTGATCAGTGGGTTCTCTACGCCCGTGGAGTTGTAATTCCTAACGTGTTCACGCCACTCATCATCGCTCAGTGCCTTGGACCAGAATCGTACGTTCGACATCCGACCGTTGAAGCAGGTCGCTCGTGCTTCATCAGGTACGCTAGAATTATTGTTGAGGTGAATGAACTGGATTCCTGAACCCGAGGAGAAGAATTGTGTGGTGCCCATCGAGAGGAACGAACCAGATGCGTTTGAGGTCGACTGCACAGACCTGAAGACGTTGTTCTCGCTCGTGGGTGTTTCGTAGAAGAACGATGACGTGGTCTCGATGTACTCAACTGCACCGACGTTCTGGTACGCCAGGCGCAAGAAGTACGATGAGGACGCCGTGCTCGCCAAGCCATCATCCCCACGTTGACAACCGAAGCTGACGTTCCACTTGTCAGAGTTGAAGATGTTTGAATTTGATGCATCAAGTTCCAACCGCATCGTGGGCGAAGTGGCTGCATCACCTGGGCGGGCGTACAACACCAATCGTGGTTGCAATGATGACGAGAACGCCAACAGGTTCGCAATGACGCTGGGACCGCCGTTGGCAGAACCCGTGGTGCAGAATCGTACCAGTGATTGGGTCAATGACTGCACTGCGTTGGCTTCAGGAGGCGTGTACTTGACGATGCTCTCCCACGTCCATGAACCCGAGGTGAGCAACCCGTCCGACGTAAACGTTGTACCGGCGTTGCGTCCCAAGCGATCGAGCACGAACGAACCACGAGGTTGCGGGTACCCGGGCTCGACCCTTGATGCAGACAGGTAGGGTGATGTCACGAGGCTTCCCGTGCTGAATTCCACCATCGTTCCAGGTTCGAGCTTGCTCTCACGAGAGAACTGAAGTTGCTGTGTCGTGGGTCCACCGTACTCCCTGATGCGGATGTTGTTGCCAGGATCCATGCCAACAGCGCGCAAGAACGCCTTGATGCTGTACTGCGTTCCCTTTGATTTAAGCACGCGAGGTAGGTTGACGAGCACCCGACGTAGGATGCTGTTCTGAACCTGCTGCAACGACAACCGGCTGACGGTGTAGCTTTCCAGGTCGATGTTCTCACCATGAATGTACTGGTCGATGGTGGAGTCGTTGAACAACGGTGGGAGGTAGAAGCCCATGTCCTTGATGAGATCAAGCATGAACATGTCCGGCACCGTGTCGTTCGTGTTGTAATCGACCGTCTTCAACGTGCTGAACGAATCAATGAACAGCTTGATGTCATCGAAGAACCGAGCCCAAATGTACAGCAACGAGACGAGGATCTGAACGTTCCCCATCTGACCTTGACCTGGGATTCCGCTGCCACCGTTGGGTTGCGTTGTGCCATCGCTCAAGGAGTCGATGAACCCATCCTGAAATGCGCCTTCAAGGAGGTAGTGTTCCGGAACCAGGCGGGTGATGAGATTTGGGTTCTCCTGATCGTACGCGCTGGCGCTCATCAGGAGCTGCTGGTTGAACGCCACGGTCGGTGGGTACGCCGGGAACAACACGGGCAAGCTATCAGCACGTTCGTACACGACCGGGTTAGAAGAATCAGCTGATGCATCGATCCTCAAGCTTCCGGTGAAGTTGCTGATGATCGCATGAAGAGCGTTGCCGCTAGAATCAAGCACGATCCCGTTGATCGGATCTGACAACGTTGTCGTCAATGGAGGAGGGGGTTCGTTGAAGCGGTAGTACAGAAGAAGATCATCAGTGGCGTACAACGCCTTTGATGCGTACGCAGTGAGTTGGTTCGCCGTTCGAGGTGAACTGAAGATCCTGAACTCGTCCAACGTGCCGGACATCGTCTGCATGGGCGTCACCATCGATGAACCCATCTGCATCACAGTGCCGCTGCCGATCAACAGTGAAGCATTATTGATGTCCATGTCGCCCAATTCAACCTGCGTGCTCGACTCTGCGAAGGGCGTTGAATTCAAGAACGATTGCAGGTAAGGAAGGCTCTCAGTGCGATTCAACTCTACGGCGATGTGGTTGAACGTGCCCTTGTTCAACGTTAGCGGCACTGACATGTACGTGCTACCAGACACCATCATGAACGTTGCGTTCACATTTGACGTTGACGTTGACTGCGTCAGGTACAACGAAAAGCCTTGCGTTGGGCTTGACATCATCTGACACACGACCTGAACGTCATTTACGATGGTGGGTAGGAACAGCTGCATCTCTACGGTGTACGACATTGACCCAGTTGGGTTCAACACTGACGCACCGGTGTTCTGCGTTGATAGCTCAGGAAACAGCACGCCGGCCTTGTTCTGAACGGCTACGTACGTTCCTGACTGGGGCGACGTTTCACCAGCTTGCGTTCCTGAGAACAGGAGCTCACCCTTGTACGTTGGAAAGTTGTCAAAGACCCACTTGTCAAAACCGGACAACTTCTCAAAGAAGACTTCTGTTTCCTTGCGCGTGCCGTCGAACGGGAACCCATTGATGATTGAATCGAACGCAAGGTTGACGTTCGCTTCGGCGCTCATGAAGAACGTGTGGTTCTGGAACTGTGACCAATCGACGTTCAATTGCTGCGTTGATTTCAACGCTGTTGAAGGCGAGCTGTACTTGAAGGAGGACGTTGACGCGATGTTCGTGTCAGACATGCTGCTCCATGACAACGACATGGGTCTGCTGCCTGAAACTGCTGACGTCAAGAACGACGGGATGTACGGGTTTAGCGTGCTTATTGCCATGGGTTACGTTCTTGTCATGCCCTGGGGTGTTTTTCTACCCTGAATTGAGGTGATGCTGCTTTGTGCAGCTGCTTGTTGTTGTCGGTGATGATCTGCACGTCAATTACGTACGTTCTGCCCTCTGTCAAGTTCGATGCGTCTAGCACGAAGTACATTCCCGAAGAGTCGTTCGACACCCTTGTCGAGTTACCAACCAGATCGAATGGTACTACAACGTGACCCGATGATACGTCACGAACCTGGTAGTGCACATCCCTCACGATGATCCCTGGTGTGTCGACCGGCAATCGCGTGGCGCTTGTGACGTAAGGTGATGTGTAGTCGAAGATGTTGATCCTCAACGTTGTCAGCTCGTCAGGAAGCAATGAATCAGTGACGCCTTGAACTGACACGACGTAGTTCTTCAAGGCTAGCGATCGTGAGCCACGTTGAGGTGGGTTCGCCACGAACGTGCTACCCGTGAGGAACGGTACGGTGCCGTCGAGCGAGCCCCACGTTGGGGTGAACGTGATCGAACCAGATTGTTGAAGTTGAGGCAGCAACGTCGGATCGTTCGAAGGTATGAGAACGGAACACGAGTAGACGCCTTCGACGCCCATCGTTCCATGAGAGTGCTGTGAACCGGTGAAGTAAAGCGAGTACGTCCCACCCGAGACTGGCGTTTGCAACGTGAGGATCAAGCAGTTCGATCCGGTGATCTGCGACGAACCTGACATCAAGTTCGCAGCTGATGAACGTACGTAGTTGTACAGGAACAGGTAGCTGGGTGAATCGAGGTACACGTTGTCAGTGTCATCCTGAACAGAGTCATCGTACGTAACAACTAGCTTGGGTCGAAGGTCCTCATTGTACGCGGTGCGCCCGGCAAACCGTTTTACGAAATATGTGTACTGGTTAGCCTCCAACTGTGGGCTGAAAGATATTCTTAGGCCAACGTCAGGGACCGTTCCGGCCAGGGTTGAGGACACGATGGCCGTCACGTCAACGTTCAGGTCCTCTTCTCCCGTGGTGAAGAACTGCGTGGCAGTCAATGATGAACCGCTGATGGACGCAGTGATGTAGTCGCACGATGTTGAACCATCACCACCCAAACCGCACCCTGTGACGTGCCACGTGCTACCGTCAAGCGATGATGTCAGCCAGTTACACGCATCGTAGTCTGAGTAGAGCACAACGTCATGACCCAACCCCTCATCGAACGACGCCGAGAGCGGATTGACGCACAACGTGAAGTTGTTGGGAACCGGTTGCCCACCGTCGACGTCGTGCAGCAGCAGCTTGCACGAGAAAGATGAACCGTTGACGTCGACTGCGCCTGATGAGACGAGCTCGCGCAATGGATCAAGGTCGAATTGTAACAGCAACCTGCTAAGCTCGACGTTCGGAACTTGCGTTGAACCGCTCAACGTTGAGGTGAACCCGTACAGCTTGAACAGATCAAGCGAACCCGCCATTCCGACGTTGCTCGTCAGCTGCGCGGTCCCATCAATGATACGATCGTTGATGTACGTGTCTTTCGTCGGCCTGAGAACCTTGATCATGATGCGGTGTCTTTCTACGTCAAGCGCTTGGTTGTGCTATGATGTCAACGTCGGGGTACCTAACTTCGAATATTCCTCCCGGGGGCGGGAACATCACACCCCTCTTGGTGTTTGACGCTGGATCGTACCTCAGGTTGCTGTACGTACGATTGTTGACAGTTCCGGTGATGTTCTTGAACACGATCTGGTTGATCGACATGATGCCCGGGATCTGGTAGATCGTGTTCCGCAGCGTGTCGATCACGATGGGTTGATCGATGTGAAAATTGCCGATGTCAAAGTACGTTTGCAGCTGCGTCAGAACGTTCTGAAGCACGACAGCGGAGTTCAGCGATGGATCGATCAGAACGCTGAAGCTGAACGTCAGGTCGATGACACGGGCATCGAGGACATCAACTGCATCGCTGATCATCCTGTACGGGTTCAGGTACTTGACGAGGTTGGTCTTCAGCGTATCGGGTGACGTGATGAGCTGGTTCTGCGTGTTGCGAGAGATGATGAACAGCTGCGTTGCCAGCGGGTTGTGTGGGTTGTTGCGAACTGCAGCCCTGAACACGCGGCCGAAGTTCGATGGGATCGTGTACACACGAGCGAGGAGGTCAGGTCTCGTGACGATGCGCTCTTGGGAGTTCGTCACTGATGGGATCAATGCTTTCAGATCGTCCGTCGTGGGTGCATCTTCGCCCCCCGCAGCGTTGATCGTGTTGTTGACCTCTACGCCGCTCCTGATCTTTCCAGCGACTGCGGCGGGTGGGTTGCCCGGGAACGTCATGTTGATCGAACGGGCGATGTTGATGTTGTTAGCATCAACGTTGTGACTGAGACCACCCCCGTACCGGTAGGTGATCGAGTACGTTGTGTTCGCAGCGGCGATGCCGAGCGTTGACGTCTGGAGCAGCTGTTGCGGGTTCACTGGGATGCGAGAGAACGTTGTCCTGTACGGAAGCGTGATCGCGAACGATGAAGGATCTGGGATGATGTCATTCTGCAACGACTCTGCGTTGCCAGCACCGAACGTCATCGTTGTTGATCTGTTCGTCAGATCGGTCGAGGTGATGTAGCGGTACGGTGCTGGGACCACCTTGATCACGTTGGGAACTAGGTCGTTGTCGCCCGCAGTGTTGAGGACGTTGACGTACACGACATCGTTCGTCAACGCATCAACGTGGTAGTAGATGTTCCCGAGCGCATCGTTCACAGAGATGATCTCTGAAACGTTTGAGTTGCTCAACGTGTACTGGTTGTACGGGATGAACGTTGGTCCGACGGTGAACGTTTCCGTCGTTTCGAACCCTGAGATGCAAAGACCGCTGTAAGCAAGGATGAACGTCTGGATCGTACCGCTCGTGTTCTTAGCGCCGATCTTCACGCTTGCGAACAACGAACCGTCAGTCCTCTTCGAGCTGAAGTCAATGTCCTCGATGAGGTTGAAGACCACGGCATTCGTCGCTACGAACGTTGAGTTCGCCTTGACGATCGGCAACGTCGTTGGGTCAGGCTGCACGATGCCGTTGATCGTCGCCGCGGGGACCTGAATGTACACGGTGATGGGAACGATCGCTGGCGATGCACCCGTTATGGGTACGTTCGCAGCGTTCAAAAGGCGCTGGATGTTGATCGATTCCACCGCCGTCGTGGGATGAAGCTCGCCGTACTGATGGTCGAGGTAGTACGACATGTTGTCGCCAACGTACGCAGCGAAGTCGAGGATCAACCCACCGAAGCTTGACTCGCTGAAGTCGCGGATGCGATCTGGGTAGTACTGCCGAGCGTACTCGAGCAAGTTCTTGCGCAAGGAGTTGAAGTCCTTCGCGAGGTACTTCCTCTGGCGTACAGCTAGCAGGTTATCGTTCTGTTGGACGGTCATGGGTTCCTGATAAGTAACTACGTGACGTTAGATCGCGTAAAGCGTTACCTGAAGTTGTTTCCCTGTGATGTTCAGGCTCGGAATGTTGTACGTAACGACAAGTTGGATCGCTGCGACGCCGCTCGTCGGAGCCTGAGTTCGATGGTGCGATACGAACGATTGCAGGTCGATGTAGGGCATCCATCGCTGAACTGCGTTACGAATGTTGCTGATCGCGCTGGAGTCAAAGTCATCCTGCGATACCAAGTTGGTCATCAACGGGCGTAGGTTCGCACCGAAGTCGTAGAAACCCAACCGCTCGCCCCAGTTCGTCAGGATCAAGTTTCGTAGGTTGTCAGCCAGCGCCGTGCCCATGTCGGTCGTCATGGTGAGCAGGTCACTGTTGCCCAGCGACAGGGGTGTGGTGGGTCCGATGGGCACAGGAGTGACGTTGAGCTTGTTCGCTGTTGTATCAGCCGCTGTCGTTCCTGATGATTTGAATGAATACGAACCCATGTGTTAAGTAGACCTCATTTGACGCTCTTCAAAGGCATGACCGCAGATGACAACGATTTCCCTGCAGCGGCTAGCAACGTCATTGCTGCAGATCCATCAGTGGGCGATCCAGTCTGTACGGCGGCCGCGAGAGCGAGCGCTAGTGAGCTCAACGCCGAGATGATCTGTTCGATTGCGCCTGAGGAGTTGCCGACGATGCATGAACCGTTGACGTTGAGCGCTGGCACGGTGAACGCCACGGAGGATCCGGTGACGTCGACGATGGTTCCTCCCACGGTCGTCTTCATCTCATCCGCGCTAATGGCAACGTCAACGCCCTTCGTCGCTATGTCAATGTTGTCATCGTTGACCATGATGTTGCATGACGTGGTCTCAAGGTCGATCGTGCCACCCTTGATGGGTTGCATGTACACGTCGCCGCTTGACTTGATGCCGATGGTTGCCCAATTGTCATTGTTGTCATTGTCGATCAACATGCCGTTGGCATCACGAGCACCCTGACCCGTCGTGACGAGCGCGACTGACGAGCGCCCGATGATGCGCACACGATCTGATTTCAGAACGACCCCACCCGTCGATTTGACAGAAGGATCGCTCATCTTTCCTCGCCACAGGCCCGTGGTGAAGAATGAATCAAGGTTGAAGTTGATGTCGACGTTGGATTGCTGAACGACGAGCAACCTGCTACGATCGTGCACCAGGTCTGGGTCACCCTCATTGGGCACGACGCTGGTCGGGTGCTTCGCTAGCTCTTTTCCGATGATCTTGTTGTCGACTGACGTTCCTGCAGTCGCGGACGTTTGACCACGTCCTGCGACGATGTCGATCATCCCTGCACCGTCAGTGAAGATGTCTGCGTCGGGGATGCTAGGTTCCTGACCGTACGTCGGGTCTGACTTGTACGTAGCGATCGCACCTGTTCGATCAGTGCCCAACACGATCAACGTGTTGTTCGAGCCCTCGAACGCAGTGTCTGCAGGGCGCTTCTTGTACCTCGGAACGGGTTCGTACCACGTCACGTAGCACGCGTCGGACTCTGTGAGGATGTTCTTGTACGTGTCATCATCACCGGGAAGGCTCACGGTGTCAGGGTTCGTGTAGCGCTGATCCTGCAGGTAGTCGACGACACCGTTTCGAAACTCGTACACGGGCGTGGTGTTGCCGGTGAACGAGTTCGCCAGGCCTGGGAAGAACGACTTCTCGAACTGGCGATCGGCGTGCGTGTAGTTGACGTCCTCAACGAAGTTCGGCTGCACGATCTTGCACATCCAGTAACCGATGTCGTTCGACTTTGCGTCTGGATTCTCGAGGATCGCCCAAACATGCTCACCGGGTTTCGCTGGGAACGACATCGAGGGTGGAAAGAACGGGTACCACACCATGACGCTCTCGCTGGCCCCACAATCGGGAGCCATGATCCTACGTCCGATTACGCTGTTCCTGGGAGCGCTGCGCACGGCGTCGACGTTGGTCAGACCCAACTCGTTGACGTAGTACGAGATCTTTGTGTCATCAAGCGTCGAAGGATCGCTGATGACCTCAAGGATGACGATCTTGAGAAACGTTGGGTACCCATGCCCAGGGTTGTTCCCGTAGACGAGCCTGTTGGTCGCTACCTCGGCGTAACGACCCTCTGCGATGAACTTTGTGTCTAGTGCATCAAACTTGCTTCCCGGCACGGCAACCCTCGATCCTTACGTACCGGTAACACGAATTCAACGTCCCTTGTTAATTTGAGCGAACATCTCATCAGAGTTGATGTTCTCATCGTCAGACTGTGCCTTCGCGATGAGCTCTGCGAGCTTGATGAGCTGATCGTTGGCCCTTGACATGCGTTCAAGGAACGTTGCGATCGTCTTACCGTGAACGGCGAACTCGGGCGATTGTTCCTTCACGATCCTGACGAGGCGGGTGAACATCACGTACGAGTTCTGACGATCAGAGAGCGAATTCTCGTAGATCTCTTTCCAGAGTTGACGCTTCTTGTCATCCATCGACTGGATGCTCTTGAGAAGGTCGCTGAAGTCCTTGATCTTCGTCTCGACAGATCGCTCTGTCGATTCGATGATGTCTGTCAACGGGCTGTCTGCAACGTCGGTCATGTGATCACCAAAACCTGTACTTCGGGTCCAACTTCATGCGTTTGTAGTTCTTCTTGATCGATTGCATAGTTGTCGTTAGCTGTTTTGGGCTCAACCCAGAAAGCTCTCGCATGTAGAGCAGGATCGCTGACTTGTTGAGGAAGTCGATGTCATCGACGTTCTCAAAGATCGTGATGATGCTGTTGATGCACGCTAGCTCGTTCTCCGTCTTTGCCTTGTTCCTGATCTCGTACAGCAGCTCGACGATTCCTCTCGCTGCGCACTCAACCTCGAGCATGGTGTCCTGGCCTGGGATTGTGCAATGATCTTCGATGATCTTGTGCTCATGCGCTGACAAAGCCTCAGGATCGTCAAGGCTGACGCTGCGGCGGATGCGCTGGCTCTTCTGCTTGGTGCGGATGATGAGCCAGTTCTTTGCGACGACGTTGAAGTACGAGAAGGCGTTGGTGCCTCGGTTGCCGTCGAACTTACCGATCGTTTCGAACAAGAAGTTGACGCAATCATTCTTGAGATCATCGTAGGTATCGTACAGGCTGGTGAACTTGTGAATGTTGATCAAGTTCTC